TTAAGTTTCGTATATTGGTGTGTTAGAATTGTAATTATGCCTAAGAAAAGAAAAGGCCCTTATCGTTGTGAAATGGATTCTCCTATATATAGGCAAATCCTAAAAGAAGTAGCTAAAGGATATCAATTTGTAGCATGCGATAAAACAAATAAAATAACCAGAATCAAAAATGGAGTACTAGCATGAGTAAAAAACTTACCTCAAAAGAAATGATAGAAATGGAACAAAGAGGATTTAGAATACCTCTCCCAGTTTGGTTATATAATTTAAAAAAAGAGGATAAAATAGATCTTACTGAAGACAGAGTAAAAGATATGCTAAAATTTGCTGTTGAAAGAGAGTATTATGAAAAAGCAGCTATATTGAGAGATTTTTTAAAAAACAAAAATAAAAGTATAGATGAGTAAAAATGTAGTAATTATAGGAGCAGGAGTAGCAGGAGTAAACGCTGCTACTAAATTAGTAGATAATAACTTTGATGGAAAAATTACTATCATTGATATGGGTAAAGACCCATATTTAAGACCTTATTCTGAGGTAATGACAGGCTTTTTAGGAGCAGGTGGTTGGTCTGATGGTAAACTAACTTATCATACTGCTATCGGTGGTCATCTTTCCAAATATACAGGTGAAGAAAAAGCAATGGAGTTAATGGATCAGGTAATCGAAAACTTTAAACGATTCCACCCTAAACCAGAGGAAGTACAATGCTCAGATCCTCAAGCAGAACCTAATTTTATCAAACCATATTTTGGTTTACGTTTGTTCCCTGTATGGCACGTTGGTACAGATTATCTACATGAAATAGGTAAAAATTGGTATGACTTTTTAGTTGATAATGGTGTTGAATTTCATTGGGAAACTAAAGTTACAGATATTCATTTTGAAAAAAATACATTAGAATATTCTCATATGCCTATTAAATTAGGTAAGTTAAAAGTTCTAGAATATGATACACTTATTTTTGGTGTAGGTAAAAGTGGTATTGATTTTGGTAAACAATTAGCTGAAAAATATGATTTACCTACTGAACCAAAACCAGTACAAATAGGTGTTAGATTTGAAGCACCACAAAAACACTTCCAAAAACTGATTGATATTTCTTATGATTTTAAATTGTATAGAAAATTTGATGATAAAGGAGTATCATTAAGATCATTTTGTACAAACAATAATGCCGCTTATGTTGCTGTAGAAGAAACTTATGGTGATCATAGCTATAATGGTCATGCTAAAAAAGATGAAAAGTATAGAAATGATATGACTAATTTTGGCATCTTGATGGAAGTTCAAGGCATTGAAAATCCATTTGAATGGTCTAGAGATGTAGTAAATAAATTACAGAAAAATGGTACTGGTTTATACTATAGTCCAAGTAGAGAACCATCTACAACATCTGAAGGTGTAAATGTATCAGCTGTTAAAGTAGATACATTACATGAAATATCTAAAGCAATGCAACCATATTTTGGTTATGTTTATGATTTTATTGAGGATATGAAAAAAGTATTTCCAACACTTAAAGATGATTGGGGTATTTATGTGCCTGAAGTAAAATATCTATCACCTGAGCCACTCGTCGATTATTCTAATTTAGCGTTAACAAAGTATCCTAATGTTCACTTTGTAGGAGATGCACTTTCAGCTAGAGGAATAACGGTGAGTGGTGCACAAGGTACTTTAGTAGCCGAGAAAATTTTGGAGAACTCAGAGATAGTTCGTATATTCAAGAATAAACAATACGTACTATGAGTAAACAAAAAGAAACTACTTGGGAATCTTCTAAAAAATTAAAAAAAGCAGATGGTACTATAGCCTATGTTTGGGATGGTAAACTACACAATTGGGATGGTCCTGCTTTAATTCCAGAAGGTGATGAAAAGAAAGCTGAATATTATCTTTATGGTATTCGGAAAACAAAAGAAGAACATAAGGAAGCTATTAGACAACAAACAGGTTTACCTTGGTATAAAAACCCATCAATGAAAGGAACAGCTAGATTTTAAATGAAGAAACAAGCAGTTATAGTAAGTGGTTATTAAATAAATAATATGAAAATAGGATTATGTGGCACAATGAGTGTCGGAAAAACAACATTAGTTAATGCTTTAAAAGAAACAGAGCAATTTAAAGATTATATGTTTAGAACTGAACGTTCTAAGTTTTTAATGGAACAAGGTATTCCACTTAATACTGATTCTACATTAAAGGGTCAAACAGTATTTTTAGCAGAACGCTGTGCAGAATTAATCCAACCTAACATTATTACTGATAGAACTATAATTGATGTTATGGCTTTTACTATGAATGCTAGATCTATTTTACGCTATGATAAGGAAATTTTTGAAAATTATGCTAAAGAATTCATTAGAGAATATGATTATATTTTTTATATTTCTCCTGTTGGCATTCCTATTGAAGATAATGGGGTAAGAGAAACAGATGAACACTATAGAGATATAATTGATTTTAGTATTACTACTTTAATTAAAAAATATGGCCATATGGTAAAAAATATATATGAAATATCTGGACCTACAGATCAACGTATTCATCAAATATTAAAGTTTACAGGCCTTTAACATATTTATAATAAAAACCTTATTGTAATGAAAAAATCTGAGTTAACAAAGTATATTAAAGAGGAAATTATAGATGCTTTAAATGAAGCTACTCCTGAGGAAGTAGAAGCTCAAAAAGAACTAAATAAAGAACTAGAAAAAACAGTTAAATTATCTAAAGAAGCTGGATTGAAAGAAGAATTTAGTGAATTTAAAACTTATGATGATATTATTGGTGGGTTAATTATTAGAGCAGATGCTATGAAAAAGTTTCTAAGCCAAAATGAACCGGATTTACTTCCTTTAGCTGACCAATTAGAAGCAATTATTACAGATTTAGATAATAAAATTGGTGATATTGATTATGCTAATGTAAATGAAGCAAATGAAGAAGATGATAATGATGATGATGCTTATCAATTAGCTAAAGCGGCTAAAGGTAAAAGTAAAAAGTATGATCTAGCCCTTAAAGGATTTAAAGAAGTAGAAACTAGAATGAAATCATTAGCTCGTAAATATACAGAAGCAGAAGGTGAAGACAAGGAAAAAATTAAAGCCGAATTAAAAAAATTAACAGGCCAAAAAGCTGAATTGAAAAGTTTAGTAGATAAATACGCAGATGATCTCGTCTAAAGAAAGAATATTATATATAGTTAAGATATTAATTTTAATATCTATTATATTATGGTTTTGGTTTGATAAAGACGACCAAAGCTATGTAGAAGATTACAATGCTAAAATTGAAGCATTAGAAGCTAAAGTTGACTCTTTACACAATAAAAACTCAGAACTTATAAATGAGTCTAAATTATTAGAAGATAAAATAGCTGATTATGATATTAAAATTATTAAACTTAATTCAAGAATAAATGTTATTAAAAATGAAACTAAACAAAAAGTTGATGCTGTTGACTTCTTTGGTGATGATGAGCTTGAACGTTTTTTCGCAGAACGTTACAAACACATCCTTGAAGGACAGCACCAAGATTCAATTAACTAAACCTATTGCTAGGTTAGTAATTAAAGATCTTATTAAATTTGATGGAGTAAGTACTGAAGTAGAAACTATGCAACTAGTGTTAACTGAAACAAACAATAAACTTTTAACACAAAGTGATTTAGTTTTAAACCTAAAACAACAACTTAATAATTCTGACGGTATAATTAAAGAACAAGCTAGACAGTTAGCATTATCTAAAGAATTACAAGCTAAGTTACAAACCGATTTAAAAAAACAGAAATTAAAAACTAAAATGTTTAGTGGAGCGGGTATACTAGCTGTAGTAGGGGTTTTAGTATTAACTAAATAGAATGTCTGATTTAAAAAAGGTAATAAAAAGCGAATATTTAAAATGCGCAAAGGACCCAGTCCACTTTATGCGTAAGTATTGTTATATACAACACCCCCAAAGAGGTCGTATACAATTTAATTTATTTCCATTTCAAGAAAAAGTATTAACTTTAATGAGAGATAATCCATATTCGATTATCTTAAAATCTAGACAATTAGGTATTTCTACTTTATCAGCGGGTTATTCTTTATGGATGATGTTATTTCATAAAGACAAAAATATTCTATGTATTGCTACAAAACAGGAAACTGCTAAAAACATGGTTACAAAGGTAAAATTTATGTACGAAAATTTACCTTCATGGCTTAAAATTGATGCAGCTGAAAATAACAAATTAAATCTTCGACTCCAGAATGGGTCACAAATTAAAGCTACTTCAGCAAGTTCAGACGCAGGTAGATCTGAAGCAGTATCTTTGCTATTAATTGATGAGGCAGCATTTATTGATAATATTGGAGAAATTTGGGCCTCAGCTCAACAAACATTAGCAACTGGTGGGGGGTGTATTGCATTATCTACTCCTTATGGTACTGGTAATTGGTTTCATCAAACATGGACAAGAGCAGAAGCAGCAGAAAATGAATTTTTACCTATTAAATTACCTTGGTATGTCCACCCAGAACGAAATCAAACTTGGAGAGATAGACAAGATGAACTACTAGGTGATCCTAGAATGGCAGCTCAAGAATGTGACTGTGATTTTAGTACTTCTGGTGATATTGTTTTTTATCCTGAATATATAGAATATTATGAAAAAACCTATATAAAAGATCCAATGGAAAGAAGAGGAGTGGATCAAAATTTATGGGTTTGGGAATCACCTGATTATACAAGGAGTTATGTTGTAGTAGCTGATGTATCTAGGGGTGATGGAAAAGATTATTCTGCATTTCATGTTATAGATGTAGAAAGTAATGTACAAGTAGCAGAATATAAAGGGCAATTAGGTACAAAAGAATATGGGCATTTATTAGTAGGTATAGCTGCAGAATATAATGAAGCTTTACTAGTAATTGAAAACGCTAATATTGGTTGGGCAACTATACAAGTCGCAATAGATAGAGCATACCCTAACCTTTATTATTCACAAAAGAGTGACTCCCCAAATGTAGATTCGTATTTTGATAAATACCAAGATCATTCTAAAATGGTTCCTGGATTTACTATGTCATCAAGAACAAGACCGATGGTAATAGGTAAATTTCAAGAATATTTAAGTGACAAGGGAGTAACATTTCAATCTAAAAGATTGTTAGAAGAAATGAAAACATTTATTTGGCGTAATGGAAGACCAGAAGCACAAAGTGGATATAATGATGATTTAGTTATGTCTTTTGGTATTGCAATGTATATTAGAGATACTGCGCTTAAATATAGACAAAGAGGAATAGATATTACAAAACAAGCATTAAATAATATGTCAGTTAATAGAACCCCTTATATGGGAAGTTATGGTAGCCAAGTTAATCAATATAATAACCCTTGGAGTATCAAAACAGATTATGGCAAGGAAGATATTAGTTGGCTCTTGAAGTAATATTTATAATTATAATTATATATAAATAATGGCTGATACTAGTATTTTTTCACGATTAAGGAGATTATTTTCAACAGACGTAGTTATTCGTAATGTAGGAGGTAATCAAGTTAAAACTATAGATTCGGGACATATTCAATCAAGTGGTGAATATGAAACCAATGCATTAATAGATAGATTTAATAGAGTTTATTCTACAATGCCCACCTCATTATATGGGGCACAATTTAACTTAAATTATCAATATTTAAGAACCCAACTATATTCAGAATATGATGTAATGGATCAAGATGCAATTATTGCTTCTGCACTAGACATCATTGCTGATGAATCTACCCTTAAAAATGATATGGGTGAGGTAATTCAAATTAGAAGCTCAAATGAAGACATACAAAAAATACTATATAATTTATTTTATGATGTTTTAAATATAGAATTTAACTTATGGATGTGGGTTAGACAAATGTGTAAGTATGGTGATTTTTTCTTAAAATTAGAAATTGCTGAAAAATTTGGTGTTTATAATGTAATACCTTATACTGCGTATCATATTGAAAGAATAGAAGGATCAAACCCCGATAATCCTGCTGAAGTAAAATATAAATGGAATCCTGATGGGTTTGCTGGTAGTTCTTATGGTTATTATAATGTACCTGGACAACAATTAGGTGCAGGTCCTGATGATAAAGGTTCTATTATTTATGACAACTACGAAATGGCTCACTTTAGAATGGTAGGTGATGTAAATTATCTTCCATATGGTAGAGCATACATTGAACCCGCCAGAAAATTATTTAAACAATATACATTAATGGAGGATGCTATGTTAATTCATAGAATCGCACGCGCCCCAGAAAAAAGAGTATTTTATGTAAATGTAGGTGCTATCCCACCAAATGAAGTAGAGCAGTTTATGCAAAAAACTATTTCAACTATGAAACGTACCCCATTCATGGATGAAAAAACAGGTGAGTACAATTTAAAATATAATATGCAAAACATGCTTGAAGATTTCTATATACCAGTTAGAGGTAATGATAGCGCTACTAAAATAGATACTACACCAGGTTTAGCATATGATGGTATTGCTGATGTAGAATATTTAAGAGAAAAATTATTTGCAGCACTCAAAATCCCTAAAGCATTTATGGGGTATGATGAAAATACAGAAGGTAAAGCTACACTAGCTGCTGAAGATATTAGATTTGCTCGTACAATTGATAGAATCCAAAGAATATTACTTTCAGAATTAAATAAAATTGCATTAGTACATTTATACACTCAAGGTTATACTAATGAAACATTGACTAATTTTGAATTGTCAATGACTACTCCATCAATTATATATGATCAAGAAAGAGTTGAATTACTAAAATCAAAATCTGAATTAGCTGGTACTTTATTAGAACAAGGATTAGTACCTTCAGATTGGATTTATCATAATGTTTATCACTTTAGTGAAGACCAATATGAGGAATATAGAGATTTAGTAAGAGAAGACGCTAAACGTAAATTTAGATTAGCTCAAATTGAAGCCGAAGGTAATGACCCCGTGGAATCTGGTAAATCTTATGGCACACCTCATGATTTAGCTTCATTATATGGTAAAGGTAGAATGTATTCAGATCCAGGTAATGTACCTGAACCTGAAAAATATGCTGCTGATGATCCTAAATTAGGAAGACCACAAGATTCTATAATCACTAGAGGAAAACAAGAAAATAATTTTGGTAAAGATCCATTAGGAGTAAAAAGAATGAAAGACACAGATAAAAATGATGGTGACGGAAGACCAAGTTTATCTGAGTTTGAAAGTCCTAAAGTAACTTTCTTAAGAAACAAAGAATTATTCAAAAAAATGAATAAAAAACAATTAGTTTTTGAGCAAGATAAGGACGATACTACACTTCTAGATGAATCTCAACTAAAAGGTTAATATTTATAAATAAATATATTTTTTGATGAAAATAAAGCACTCTAAATATAAGAATACTGGTATTCTCTTCGAGCTACTTGTACGACAGATAACAGCCGACACCCTTAAAGGGGGTGACTCTCCGGCTATTGATTTATTAAAGAAGTACTTTGTAAAAACTTCCTTAGGTCGTGAATACAAGTTATATGAGTCAGTTTTAAAATCTAAAGTTTTAAGTGAAAGTAAAGCCAATATTACAATTACAACTATTCTAGAAAGTTCTAAATCTTTTAATAGAACTTCTTTAAAGAAACAAAAATATAATCTAATTAATGAAATTAAAAATCATTATGACTTAGATGTTTTCTTTGGTGCCCAAATTAAAAATTATAAAGAACTAGCAGCTTTATATACTTTAATTGAGGGTCAAAACTTAGGTGAAGAAGTTAATACTGATCAATTAATTAATAATAAAATTACTTTATTTGAACATTTAACTAAAAAAGAGATTTCACCAAGTCAAAAAGATATAGTATTAGAAGAATTTAAATCTTATGATAAAGATACTAGAATTTTGACTTATAAAATACTTCTTGAAAAGTTCAATAACAAATACGATGTATTAAGTAAAGAACAAAAAGAAGTACTTAAAGAATATATTAATTCTGTAGATTCAACCCCTGGTTTAAGAGATTTTTATAATTCTAAAGTTAGAGAATTAAAAAATACTTTAATAGAAGAATCTGAAAATATTAAAGATAAAGCTACTAAAGTAAAGGTAGTAGAAATATCTAAGTTGCTAAATGAAGTAGATAAATCAACTAAAATTGATAGCGAGAATTTAGTTGATCTTTTACAATATTATGAATTAGTCAACGAAATTAAATCAGTAAATGGCGTTCAAATATAAACTTAAAGAAGAACCTTTTAATGTAGGAGATGTTAATATCAAAGGAGGTGTAAAAACAACCATTAGAGATATTGATCCTGAAACAGGATCAGTAGCTTGGAAAGTTGAATATGTTCCTGCTTTTGATTCTACATTTAAAGAATTCCAAGAATTAAGACAATCTTTAAAAAAACTAGCCCAAAAAACTGATGATCAAATAATTGATGCTTTATCTGATGATGCAAACAAATTATTTAATCAATATAGAACCCATATCAGAAAAAACTACCCAGATGAATATAAAAAAGTAGCCCCAACTAATGAAGGTATTAATGACCATTTAGATTTAGTGCATGTTTATGATAAAGATGGTAAAATGTTTGGTACGGGTTCAGTTGAAAAAGTAGAAGGAGATAAAACACTTGTTAGGTTTGATGGTAGTACTGTTAAAAGATTCCCTAGTGATAGAGTAAAACCTGTAAAAGAAGCAGAAGTAGAAGAAATGTCTACTAGTGGTGGGGCAGGAGCTTATTTAACCCCATATGCTTTTAAATTACCTAAAAAGAAAAAGAAAAAAGTTGAAGAAAACCAAAACCCAGGAGCAACATTAGGGCCAGGTCCTAAAGCAGGTCCTGATGGGGTAAAAGATAATTATTACGTTAAAGCATTTAAGTATAAACTTGTACCCTCTAAGATAAAAGGATCAGGTCTTGAAGTCAAAAAACTTTTTTAATATGTATAAGTATAAATTAATTAAGGAACAAGAAGAAGGAGTTGAAAAATTTCAACAAGAAAGAATTAATGCCTTTGATGAAATTGAAAATAAAATAAAAGCTTTAGTTAAACCTCTTAGACAGGCAAAAATTGAAACAATAAAATACTACAGAGAAAACCCAAAAAGTTATGCTGTAGTTAGAGGAACAGATTTAATTAAAGACTATATAAAAGATATTGAAACATTATTAACAAACGAAGAATGAAAACTTTACAAGAACAATATAACTTAATCAAAGAAGGAAAAGGCCATAAAGGTGTGTTTCTAAATGAAGCAAAAAGAAATTTTCCTAACTTAATTACTAATTCTGCTACTTTTGAACAAGCTGAAAAAATCTTAAAAAACAAAAGTGTGCTTAATGAAAATTATGTAGATTTAAAGCCTTTAAATATTATCACATCTGAAGATTTAAATGGAAAAAAAGAATCTTGGGAGGTAAAGTTTAATAATTTTTTAAATGAAGCAGGTTCTAAATCTTTAAATCCTATCGTTAACGATAAAGTTGAAGAAGAAATTAATGATAAAGCTGGGGATGAAAAAATTAAAGCAGAAGAAAAAGAAACTGCTAAAGAAGTAGTAAATACTCAAAATAGAAACTATGACTATTCCCCTAAAGTAGATAACATTAATAATGTTAACGCTCAAGAAATGCTAAATGGGGTATACTTTGAAATAAAAAACAACCCCGAACTATCATTAGAAGAAGCCCAAGAAAAAGTTATTAAAAATTTATCTAAAGATTCTTTACACTATGTAAAAGAAGGTCAATTTGGAGTTGAAGGTTTAGGTTACCAAGAACAAAAAGTAGAAGAAAATTCTGGAAAAACATATGGTGGTAGTGGCTATAGTGATAAATTAAAAGAAGGTTCGTCTGAAATGGTACCTGTTAAAGAATCACAATTAATTTCTTTAATTAAAGAATCATTAGGAGGAGTAGTTACTTCAGGAAACCCAAATTCATTAGCTGCTATGTCAGGACAAGTCATTAAACAAATGATGAATGAAGATGAGTGGCAACAACAAGTTGGTTCTCAATATCATAAAGATTTATATGCTGAAGAAAATAAAGAAGAAGAATTACCAATGGATGAAGCTAAAAAAGATCATGATGGAGATGGTGATGTTGATTCTGATGATTATTTAGCAGCTAGAGATAAAGCTATTAAAGCAGCTAAATCTAAAAAATCTAAAAAAGAATCTATTGATTCTAAATTATCTGAAATTGGTAAAGAAGCTGAAGCTGTAAAATTAGAGGCTCAATTAGATTATCTAAGCGAATATATTCAAGAAAAAATTGATAGAGTTAATTCAATTAATGAAGATGAAAATCTTAAAGAATTAATTGATACTTCTAAGATGAAACAAATGCAAAGAGAAATTAAGCTTTTAGAAAAGAAAAAAGCTAAAATAGAAAAATTGTATGAAAAATCTTGTGGTAAAAAATACTCTAAAAAAGAAATGGTTGATGAAACTGAAGTAACTGATAATGAATAGAAAATTATTAATAGAGACTCAAACCCTAAAATTTTCCCCTAAAACAATAAATGAAAATGTAAGTAAGGAAAATGGGAACCTTGTTGTTGAAGGGATTTTAGCAACTTGTGAGGTTAAAAATGGTAACGGACGTTATTATGCAAGAGAATTATGGGAGAGAGAAATGGATAAATACCAAACCTTAATTAGTGAAAGAAGATCATTAGGGGAACTAGACCATCCAGAGTCTCAAGTTATTAATTTACAAAACGTATCTCATCTTATTACTGATTGGAATTGGGATGGAGATAATATAATGGGTAAAATAGAAATTTTACCTACTCCTTCAGGAAATATATTAAAAGAACTTATTAAAAATGGTGTTACAGTAGGTGTATCATCTAGAGGTATGGGTTCATTAGAACAAAGAGGTAACGTAATGGAAGTACAAGATGACTTTGAATTATTATGTTGGGACTTTGTCTCTACACCTTCAAACCCAGGTTCATTTATGGGGGTATTGCAAGAAGGAAAAAATACAATTACCTACGATTATACTAAAGTAAATAATATAGTAAGAGAAATATTATGTTCTAAAGGTTCTTGTCCTATATTTTAATTCTAAAAAATGGCAAGTTATACATCAACACAATTAGAAGGAGCAGGAACACCCATTGAAGCTTTAACCGGAGGGGTATCATATGTAATATCTATTAGCCCCCCAACTTGTACAGGGTCAGCATATTTTACTTTAGAAACAGTTAAAAATAATTCTGGCTCATATGCTGGTCAACCTACTAACGCCTTAGGTTCATATTCTTCTTTTTCTGATATTGATGAATCTACTCTAATAACTTCTTCCTATATTGCATCTGTTATAGTTCCTATTGAAGGAGGAATATTTCAATTTACACCAACCTCAAATATAGATGTAAGTTCTTCAATGATTAGAGGAACAGGAGGAATTTCTTGCTCAATTTCTTAATTTTTACTAAATACTCATATACGTATAACCGTAATACACCATCTCTTATATGGTGTGAATAATGTAAAACTTTCCTATTACGATTCTTAATAATCGTATTTCACAAACTTAAATTTTGGGATTATGGCAAACAGAGATTTGTTAAAGTCAGCAATCGCCGATGCTAAAGCTGTAAAAGAAACTGCTATCGCGAATGCTAAACTTGCTCTAGAAGAAGCCTTTACTCCACATTTAAAATCAATGTTATCTGCTAAACTAGAAGAGATGGACAACGAAGACAAAGTCGACGAAATGTACGGATCTAAAAAGTATGAAGAAGATGACAAAGATGTTAATGAGGTAGAAAATGTTTCTGAAGAAGAGCTAGACGAAATGGATGCTCCTAGTTTTGCAAGAAAAAATTCTCCTGCAGGTGATTCTTTAAAGAACCTTGACCCACGAAAAGTGGGACAATCAACAGTTCAAGAAGAAGAAATTGAAGAAGAAATTGATCTTGACGAACTATTAGCTGAACTCAATGATGATCAAGTTGATGAAAACAAACGTACTGATGCTGAACAAGAAGGCTATAAGGATGGATTTAAAGATGCTAAAGCAGACATTAAAAACGCCCTTAAAAACATGAAAGTATCTGAAGCAAAATCTGAAGACGATGATAAAAAAGACGTTAAGGAAGATGCTAGAACAGATGCTGAAGAAGAAGGCTATCTTGATGGTATGAAGGACGAAAAAGAAGATATGAAAGATGATATGGAAGACGAGGAAATTGACCTCGAAGATATGTCAGAAGAAGATCTTAAAGGATTCATTGAAGACGTCATTAAAAGTATGGTATCAGCTGGCGAATTAGAGCCAGGTGATGAATTTGTTGAAGACGAAGTTGAAGTTGAAGACGAAGAAGATATCGATGTAGATATTGAAATCGACGAAGCTAAAAAATCAGACGACGACAAAGAAAAAGTAGACGAAAGAAAATCACGTGTAAAAGGTGAAAAAGGTGTTGGAAACGAGGATGGAGACAAAGATGACTCTAAAATCGAAAAAGAAACTGAAAAAATGAGATTTAAAGAAGCATTAGATGAAATCGAAGCTCTTAAAGTTGAATTACAAGAAGTTAATCTTTTAAATGCTAAATTACTTTACACTAACAAAATCTTTAAGTCTAAAAACTTAACAGAAAGCAAAAAAGTTAAAGTGTTAAAAGCATTTGACAAAGCAGTAGATGTTAAACAAGCTAAAACTATTTACGAAACATTAAACGAAGGACTATTAGATAAACTTTCTATTAATGAATCAATTAAAAAAGGTGCAGCTTCAAAAGCAACTGGTTTAGAACCAAAAAGCGAAAAACATCCTATTATTGAGTCAAACGATGTGTATAACAGAATGAGACAACTTGCTGGATTGTTGTAAAAATAATAATTAATAACAAACTTAAACTTAATTAAAATGAGCTTAAACTCTTTATTAGAAAGCGCAAACCCATACCACTCAGTACAGAGTGATGCTGCTAGATTAGCTAGCAAATGGGAAAAAACAGGTTTGTTGGAAGGTTTAGAAGGAACTCACAAAAATAACATGGGTATCATCCTTGAAAACCAAGCTAAACAACTTGTTGTAGAAAGTTCACAAACTGGTGGAGGCGCTGCTTCTACAGGTACTTTCTCAAGCCAAACTGCCGTTAACATCGGTGGTCAATGGGCGGGAGTTGCTTTACCATTAGTAAGAAAAGTATTTGGTCAAATCGCTGCTAAAGAATTCGTTAGCGTTCAACCAATGAACTTACCTTCTGGTCTAGTATTCTTCTTAGACTTCCAATACGGAAGTGACAAAACTCCATTCGCTAGTGGATCTTCATTATATGGTAATGGTAGCGCTGCTACTAACCCATTTGGAAACACTAACTCAGGTGGATTATATGGTGCTGGTAGATTCGGATACTCAGTTAACAATTCTCAATCAATCGCTATTTCAGCTTCTACAGTTGCTGATGCTGCTTGGTCTGATTTAGATTTTGATTCTGATTATTCAGCTTCTGCTGTAGCTAACACTTGGTACAAAATTTCTGTACCTACTTCTTCTTTAGAATTCTTAGACAAAGAAGGTGTAGCTGCTTTCCAAATCATTACTGGTTCAGTTGCTTCATTCTACAATGATGGTATTCCTGGTATCCAGTTATCACAATTTACTAAATATGATGGTGGTGCTAATGTAGACTTCATCGTTAGTAAATCTTATGGTACAATTGATGCAGATTCTACTTTAACAGTAGCTTATCAATTACAACCAACTGATCAATATAGAGGTGACTTCGAAGATGGTAACCCAGAGCCTAACAGCTTAAACTCTCCATCTATCACAATTCCTGAAATCAACGTACAGATGAAATCATCTGCTATCGTAGCTAAAACTAGAAAATTAAAAGCTGTATGGACTCCTGAGTTCGCTCAAGACCTTAACGCTTACCATGCTCTAGATGCTGAAGCAGAATTGACTTCTATCTTAAGTGAGTACATTTCTTTAGAAATTGACTTAGAAATCTTAGAAATGTTACTTGAGAATGCTGGTGCTGGTAGCGAAGTATGGTCTGCTGTTAACAACAGATCTATCGTAGATAACGGTGCTGATGGTACTATCTCTAATTTAGGATTCTACAACTCTCAAGGACAATGGTTCCAAACTTTAGGAACTAAAATCCAAAAATTAAGCAACATCATTCACCAGAAAACTCTTAGAGGTGGAGCTAACTTCTTAGTATGTTCTCCAACTGTAGGTACTATCTTAGAAAGTATCCCTGGGTTTGCTGCTGATTCAGATGGAGATGCTGCAAAAGCAACTTATGCATTTGGTGTTCAGAAAGTTGGTCAATTAAACGGAAGATATAAAGTTTATAAGAACCCTTATATGACTACTAACACAATCTTGTTAGGATTCAGAGGATCTCAGTTCTTAGAAACTGGTGCTGTATTTGCTCCATATATTCCATTGATCATGACTCCTCTAGTATACGATCCAGATACTTTCACTCCAAGAAAAGGATTGTTAACTAGATACGCTAAGAAAATGGTAAGACCAGAATTCTATGGTACTATCAAAGTAAACGGATTAAATACTCTATAATTAGAGATTTAATTTATTTTCTTAATAAATTAACCCGGTCTTTGACCGGGTTTTTTTATCTTTTAAATATTTATTATTGAACATAAAGTTATTTTATATGACGAGTAAACCTCATACTGACGACGTGTATCGTCAAAAAAGGATTCCAAAAAATCCAATTAAATTTAAGTTACAATTAAATGATGAACAAAAAGAGGCTAAAAAAGAAATCCTAGAAAGTACTATTACTCTATTAGCAGGAAGTGCAGGTAGTGGAAAAACTTTATTAGCATGTAATGTAGCTTTAGATGGGTTAATGAGAAGACAATACGAAAAAATCATTATCACAAGACCTACAGTATCTAAAGAAGAAATAGGATTTTTACCTGGTGATTTAAGAGAAAAAATGGATCCTTGGGTTCAACCAATTTATCAAAATTTTTATGCATTATATGATAAAATAAAAATTGATAAATTAATAGATGATGGTAAAATAGAAATTGTACCCGTATCATTTATGAGAGGGAGAACATTTTTAGATTCAATGATTATTGTTGATGAAGCCCAGAATGTTACTCATGAACAAATGGAGATGATTACATCTCGTATTGGTTTAAGAAGTAAAATGATGATATGTGGTGATTCAAACCAAACTGATTTAAAAAGAAAAGCAGATTCTGGTTTTAAATTTCTTTATACTGCATCTAGAAAAATAAAAAATCTTTCAGCTATTACTTTATTTACTAACCATAGAGACCCAATTGTTGAAGATTTATTAGATTATTATAATAATGCTGTTAAAGATGGTATGAGTATTACTATATCTGGATCTAAATAAATTTTTTTCATATTTATAAACAAAATATATTATGAATGTACCAATTTATGATGGTAGTCCTGTTTGGAATGCAAATTCAGTACCATTTGGATTTTATAATTCAGATACTAATTTCCAAACTGATGCTGTAAAGGTAGCTAAATTTTGTGCCCAACGGTTAGGTTATCCCTTAGTTGATATTGAACTACAATCTGGTTCATTTTTCACTGCATTTGAAGAAGCAGTAACCACATATGGTAACGAATTATATGCGTATAAAATACGAGATAATCAATTGTCTCTAGAAAACCTTACCACGGGATCAAGTTTAAATCAAGCATTGATTACACCGAGTTTTGAACCAATTGTTAGATTAACTGAACAATATGCTGAAGAAGCAGGTACAGGAGGTAATATAGATTACCACTCAGGTTCATTTGTACTAACTTCAAGTGTACAAGATTATTCATTTCAAACTTTTATGACTCAAAGTGGTTTAACTGGATCAGCATATGAAAATGGTATTGAAGTAAAAAGAGTATTTTACCAAGAACCCTATCCGGCATCTGCTCGTTATTTAGATCCATATAATGGATTTGGATTTGGTGGAGTACTAGCTGCTGGTGTTATTGGTATAGGAGGATTTGGTGATGGTTTAGGGTATTTAATGGCTCCTTTAAATTATGATTTACAAGTGATCCAACAAATTGAAATGAATCAAATGATTAGATTAAGTAATTATTCATTTGAAATTAGAAATGATAAATTAAGAATATTCCCAATCCCTAATTTCAGTACAGCAGCACAAGAAACAACTCCTGCTAGAATATGGTTTGAATATATTTTAAGAGATGATAGAATTAATAGTGCCGTACAACAACGTCCAGATAGAGTAACTAATGTTTCAAATGCTCCATATGAAAACCCAACTTATGC